CTCCCGGCACATAGCCGTCCCAACTTTCGTAGGCGCTTTCAATCACCGAATCGGCAATCGTGATCATGCTGGTGGTGTTGGCAGACCACACCTGCACGGCATGGCCACAGCCGGCAATCGTGCAATCACCCAACGTGTCGTTGAGCATCATGCCCCATTGCGCAGTGCCCTTGGTCCAGTCCGCGCTTGCGGGCGGTGTGGGCAACGCTGGAGTCAGATACTTGGCAAACTTCAGCGTGCGCGTATCTGTTTTGATCGCCTTGCGCCCAAGCCGTTTTCCAAACAACTCATGCTGTCTCATGCCGCTTCCTCGCTCGCGCTGCTTTCGCCGCAGCAAACCTTTAAAATCTCGCCCATTTCTTGGATGTGCGCCGCGAATAACGTGCGCAGCGCTTCCAGCTCTTCCACGCTGTGTGCTTCTGTGACTGCGCGCGTCAACCGTGGAATCGACTCGGCCATAAAGCCCACCAGCGTTGGCTTGTCGTGGTATTCGGCAAGCAGCAGCTCCAGCGCATAGCCGGGGTCGTCAATGCCGTGCTCGTGTTGCCATTCCTCAAGGCCGCTCTCGATGAACTCGCGTTGCGACTGTCTAACGCTCCATTTCACCGAGGTGCTTCTGTCTTTGGGCGACGTATTCTCGGCCAATGCCGCATACTTCCCCACTTCGCTTTGGAACTCTCGCGCCTGCATGGTGGCGGCTGCATTCAGCAAGGCAGGGTCAGCACGCATCGCAGAAGGGGCCTTGGCCAATTCCTCGGCGTTTTCAATCGTCATTGAAAGAAATTGCTCTTTGCTGAGCATCTGCAACTGCTCCGCCAAACCCACCATCATGTACCAGGTTGAGCGGCCAATGCCTTTGCTGGCGCGGTAGCTCTTTTCGTCGGGATAACCCAACCGTTCCCAGCCGTTGTAGCGCTTGATGAAGTAGCCCTCCCAGCCAATCAGCATTGACCGCTTGTTCAGCGCCACCCACGATTCGGTAATTGCTCGATCACTCTCGTGCAGCCGTTCATCAAGACTTTTCGCCGGAGCAATCCCACCTGTGTTCACGAGCATCAGAGCGTGCTCGTTCGCTTGAAACGCTTCTGTACCCATGCCGATTCTCCTCAATCCGTGTTTTCTTCCTGACCCGAATACTTGTCGAGCCAGGTGTTAAAGTGAACGGTCAACGTCTTGGCCTCATCGATCGTCAAGCCGTTGTCGCAAGAAAAACTCGTCCCATCCTTGCGCACCACCAGCACCAGCAACTTAGCAATCTGCGTGTCTTCTTCAATCAGGCGAGCGGCAATGGCCGCAGGTGTTTCCGGAAAAGTTGTCATCCCGCTTTCTCCTGTTTGTTGAACAACGGTGCGTCACCTTCAATGCGCCGTCGTGCCATCTCTGCATATTCCGCGTTCAGCTCAATACCGATAAAATTGCGGCCATAGCGCAGTGCCACCACGCCCGTAGTTCCCGAGCCTGCAAACGGGTCCAGCACGGTATCGCCTTCTTTGCTTCCGGCCAGAACGCAAGGTTCCACCAGCTTTTCCGGATAAGTCGCAAAGTGTGCTTCGGGAAACGCCTGTGTGGCAATCGTCCACACGCTGCGCTTGTTGCGTGTTTCCACAAGATCTTTCACGGCAGCGCTAAAACTCTCGTTCTGCTTGATGTGGCCTGCTTCGCGCCAGCCAGCGCCGCGACCAAATGCTGCACCGCGCGCACTGCGAACTTCGTCGGGGTCTGCTTGCGATCCTTTTTCACCCAATGGCCGCAGTTTCGGCTGGTATCCAACGAACCCATCTTCACGGCCTTCCTTGTGAAAAGATCCGTGGCCACCATTTCCTGTGCTGGTATCCCATCCATCTGGTGTCTTCCATTTTGCTTTTGGATTCACGCCAGTACCACGCGAATGCGCATTGCCAGTAACAGGCTCGCTGATTGCGGCCTGATCAAAGAAGTATCGCGGCGACTTCGTCAGCAAAAAAAGATACTCATGCGACTTTGTGCAACGATCATGCACACTTTCCGGCATTGGATTTGGCTTTTCCCAGATAATGTCCTGACGCAAATACCAACCATCGGCACGCAATGCAAATGCCAGCATCCACGGCATGCCTACAAGATCTTTGGGCTTCATTCCGCATGGAACAGAACGTGGTACTGCAACCAAATTCTCTGTTTTGGGAAGAGTGTGGTAACCCGAAGGTGAGCACGTTTGCAAAGTATTTTTAATCCCAATTTTTGAACCGCCGATTGCCCCCGAAGCGTAGCAATCACCCATATTCATCCAGCACGTTCCGTCCTTGCGCAACACACGTCGTACTTCGCCAAACACCGCCACCATCTTGTCGACATATTCTTCAGGTGTCTTTTCCAAACCAATCTGTTGATCCACACGCACCGCACCACACTGCGCGCATACATCGCGATACTGAATCTCGGTTACTTCGCCTTGCTTATGGCCGCCGCCACGGAACCGCTCACCCAACGCCGCCAGCCCCAAGCCAGTACGAATGGTATGAGCAACATGCTTGCAGTCAGGATCGCCGCCATCCCATGTCGCAGTGCCGTAATCCCGCAGTCCCCAGTAAGGTGGCGACGTGACGACACACTGCACACTCTCTGTCGCCAAAGTGCGGAGCACTTCCGTCACGTCACCTTCCAAGATTCGATACACGCTCGCCTCGCAGTTCTCTGTTTATGCTGCCGCTCGTTGCGTATTCTTCAACTTTGGATGGATTTTTTGCTGTTTCGAAATTCCCAACAGCAAGCGCCGCGATGCATCGTCGGCGCATCGGTCGAGCTGGTCCAAAAGAGGTGGCAACTTATCCGCCTGCTTGGTTGACAGCCCAAACCGATGCACGTATTTCAACTTGCGCATATTCATGGCAGCCTCAAGCCACTTTCCGTCTGCGCACCACCACAGACCGGTAAACAGCTTTCTTCGTTTTTTCCTCTGCATTCCAGCGCAGAACGTCAAGCGCGCAAATCCGCTGCAGCGCCCAAGTGCGATCCAGCAGATGCTCGTCGGCAGCTCTGGCCAATGCCCGCCGAAAAAGTACTAACTCAAACGGATTCATCGTCACGGTTACATCGGTTTTAGCCATTAGTCATACCTCTCAATCGATGCATGAACATTGGGATCAAACGGAATTGGTCCCCTCTCCAGCGGCACCAAAGCCAAGTTCCCGCCGCCGTGCTGAATGGTGAAGGAGATCGGCTCACGAGATTCAGCCGCCTTGGTTTCAAACTCGGCGCGACGGATCATCTTTTTCTCTCCAGCGTCTTCAATCGAGAAACCGATCGACCATTCCGTCCAGCCGTGAATCGAAGTTGCTCCGCGAATGCGCGTGAAGAAGCGACCATTGCCTGCTTCCTTGCTCACGTGGTGAATCACGCCGATGGCACAACCGGCTTGCTGGCCCATCTGGCCAATCTTTTTCACCACCTGCGCCATCTCTGTGTTGTTGTTCTCGTCGCGGTTGTGCAGCCGGTTCAGCACGTCGAAGATGGCAAACTCCACGCCACGCTCTTTCAGGTCTTCGGCCATGTGCGTTAGCTGGTCGTCGTTGTCCACGTCAAAGTCGCCAAGCTGTTCGCGCGTGTTCACCCACAGCCAGCCTGTCGGGTCTTCCCCAGGGTCAATGCCTTTTCCGCGCAGCAACGCCTGCATGCGCACCTTGGTCAGCATCGGAGAATCCTCGCGGCTGATGTAGGCCGTGCGGATGCGGCGGGGAATCTTGCACCCCAGCCACGGCTTGCCTGTGGCCAATGAAAGCAGCAGATCGAGCGATGCCAGGGATTTTCCAGTCTTCGGCTCGGCCGCAATCATGCCGTTGCCGCCTACCTGGATTACGCCATCCACCAGCCACTCAATTTCCGCATCGGCGGTCATGGACCATTCCACAGCGTCCACCAGCCAGTTCTCTCTCTTGGCATCCGTCCCCACCCAGAGCGGCGATTCCACAATTCGCTTCTCCAGCTCGGCCACGGTGTGTTCTTTCAGAAAGTCGCTGACGTCGCTTTTCTCCGGCATCTCCGGGAAGGAGATCACGCGCACGGCATAGGCAAAGGGAGCAACGGAAGCCGCAACCGTCTCTGCGTAGATCTGGCCAGGCTCGTCGTGGTCGGCGAAGATCATCACCTGCTTGCCGGTGAAATACGGCGCGTAAGAGTCCAGCCACTTCGGCGAATGCCCCTTCTGCCATGCGCCGTCGTAGGTCGTCGTCGTGGCAATTGAAAAGGCGTACTTGGCAAAGAGATTGGCTTCCAGCAGGTTGTCGGCATCTTTTTCGCCTTCGCAAACCATGGCGATGTTAGATTTCACCAGATGCGGCAGGTTGTAGAGCACGCGCCGCGTCCGTTCGCCTTCCTTGGCGTCGATGCCCGGCTTCCATGCACCATCCACCAACCGGAAAACGCGGAAGGTCTTTTCGCCAATCTCTGGCTGGTAACGCCGCTTCTGGAACAGTGCCAATCCGTTCTCGTCGCGATAGTCGTAGATCGCCACGGGGGGCCCGAGCTGCATCTCACCCTCACGGCGCGCCACCGGCGCGGCTCCGGTAATTTCAGCCACGTTGGTTTCGGCTTGCTCCAGCGAGCAGTGAGAGAACCGCGCTTCGAACTGGAAGACGTTGCCCTTGGCGCCGCAGGCGTGGCAGTTGAAGCCGCCGTTGCCGTCCAGGAAGAGCGTGCAGGATGGATTCGCTTCGTCGTGGAAGGCGCAACGCACGGCAGCCTTCTCACGCGCCGGAATGTGCTGCCCTGGGTGGCGGTGTTCGAAGTAGTGCCGAATTTGGTCGAAGCTCAGTTGCATTGCGTTTTCCTCTCCAGTTCCCGTTGTGCCTTGTGAAGCCCCACGGCCAGGTCTTCGGCCGTGGGAGAGTTACGCCACGCTTAGCACTTCGTAGGCGCGCACACCCGGCTTCAATCCCCAACGCTTCGAAGTTCGCCACCGGCCTTCGCCATAAAACTTTTCAGGGCCACACGCCACCTTGCTGAGTTTGCCGGCCGTATCCAAGCGGCAGTATTCCTTCCAGGCCGCCACCATCCCGTCGCGAATGCCGTCCAAGTCGCCGGGATAGGTCTTGAGTTCCTGCTCGGCCTGTCTGGCAATCTGGTTTCGAGCCCATTCGGTTGTCATGCCGATGGCTTCAATCACAGCCGTTGCGATCATCTGCGCTTCGTCGCTCAACGGCTCGTTCACCCGTTGCTGCATAGTTCGTTTTTTCCATCGGTCTCTCGGGGAAAGAGAATCGCCGGGGGCATCGGCGGATTCCAGAGTTTCTCCGGAATCTGCCCCCCTGTTCCCTGTTCCCTGTTCCCTGTTCCCTGTTCCCTGATCAGGGCGGAGCGGCTCCGTAACTTCCCCGAGGCTCTCTGGATCTTTCACGAGTAACTCTGGAGACTCTCCGGAAACTTCCGGAGTTCCTTCCCATAAGATGAGTGAAACATTGAACTTACTTTTTGTAGGGTGACTAATCTTCTGATGGTTTTTGAAATGGATGACTTGTCCGTAGCGCTTACCGTTGTAGCTGCCGAAGCGTAAATAACCGATCGATGCAAGTTCTTTCAAATATTTCGAAATATTTTTAAAATCTTTGCGTAATGGGCACGTTCCGGCACGCACAAGCACCGGATTTGCGTTGAAGTAGCCCTCGTCATCGGCGTAGCAGAGCAGCGCTTCAGCAAGAAGATGCGCTTGCGCCGACAAAGACGAGAGTCCTTCGTTCGCGTTGAACTCCGGTTTGATACTGCGTATACGACCCATCACTTATCCTTGTTTCTTTGCGCTTTTTGCTTCGAGGTACGCTTCAATGAATGCTTGTGCCGCAGGGATGCAGATTGCATCGCCGTAGAGGCGAAGTCGTCCCACACGGGCGGCACTCCCATGAGCCAGCGGGAATGAGCCGGATTCAACTGGCCGGAACTTTCCATCCCGGCATCCAATCCAGTCAGCATCTCGCCAGAAGCCGTTAAGCGGACTGGCCCCGCGAACTTCACTGCATGTTCCAAA